TACCAGTTATGCCCCTGGCGTTGACCTCTTGCCAGGCCTTTGCCTCACGCTCAAGCTCCGCAAGGTTCTTCTCAAGAGTCTCCAGTTTCATGCGTCCAATTCCACGAATCGTCATTTACTTTCCGTCAAGTTAAAGTTTAATTGACACCGACTTTCCAGTTGAACCGCGTCCCTTCTTGACTGCACTTCCGGTCTGAGGACCTGTTGTCACACTCGCCTTGATATCTTTGAGGAGGTCATCGATTCCGGGAGGGGGGCGAATCTGCGGAGGTGCAGGAGCCGGTGCGGGAGCAGGGGCGGGACGCGGCTTCTGGACTCCGATGCGAACAGGCTTATTTTCCGGCTGCTTCGGGACGAGATTCGGCGGTGGGGCAGGAGGGACACTCTGCTGCATGAAGCTCATCAGACCCGCAAGAGGATTAGGTGCCTGTGCAGGAGGAGGCACACTTGCAGTGTTCCTCATCTGCTGGGCTTGATTCTGCATCGCAGCACCTGCTAACTGACGGGCAATGTCCGGGTTCTGACGCATGATGTCCTGGATGTTCGGAACAGGTGCCTTCTGTGCCATCTGGTTCGTGAGGTGAACCATGTAGACCATCATACACACGCGAAGGGGAATGCGAACAAGAGGGTGCATCTTCATGTTCTCGCCATACAGGTCATACAGCTCCTCGAAGTCATCTTCCAGATCAACCACGTTCATCTGGGCAGCCTCCGAGAGACCGTCCAGTTGAAGTCCGAACGCCTTCATAGCAGACACATTCTTCGACCCCCACTCGGCTGCGGACATACCGGTAACGAACCACTCGGAGAACTGCTTGATCGTCGCATCCATCGACTTCTCACGCTTGATAAACTCGAGCTCCAGCTTCATCTCGTCGAGCGGGGAGTCAATCGTGAACCTCTTACGCATCGGTACGCCCATCTTTCCAAGACGCTCAAACTTACGCAACATGTCATACTTCTCGCGAAGCACGTGATCATCTGACATCCGCATCGGTGCAGACGGCGTCATGTACGGCTCGGCGTTGAGGTTCGCCATACCCCCGACGTGAGTCGGACCCGTCTCCTCGATCGTCGGGACGAGCTTCGGTCCAGAGATCTCGGGGATGCTGACATCATTGAAATCAATAGTAGGAAGGTCAATAGATTCGACGTTTGTCGTTCCCATAAATTTGGGGTTTACGAGGAGGTCTGTCTCCATTTACTTCTCCTTCGGGTCTGTTTATGAAGGTTGGAACGCACTTACTTATTATGCTCCAAACACCATAAACCCTGCAAGAATGAGTCAGCCAAATCATCCTTCTTGGGGTGCTTTGCGAAGTGCTCCTGGTTCTCAGCGGGAACAAGAGCGTATGCATGCGTTATGCCTGTCTTTTTGCGACCTTTATATGATGCAGTTGAATCTTCCACAGTCACTATGTTCGAGAGCTTGTGAGTCGCCGATGTACCCATGCACCGAAACCCGCGACAACAAAAATACATCTGCAGCATCGCCTGCACCCCAAACATCCGCCGGTCCATCTGGTTCTCCACACAAACCAGGTCAGCCCCCTTCCAGGACTCTGATCGCCGGTCAAGACTACGAATGATGTCGGGTGCCAGGTCAAGACTTGAACCCTGAGTCGCAGAGGAGACGCACTTCTTCCAGGTATTCTGCTTGTGGTGGTTAAAAATCAACTTGACCAACTCAGGCTTCTTCGTGGCCTCTGACGACAGTCCGAGTTCAGTCAGCATCTCATGGAGCTGATTTACGGTCTTCGTAGTCAACTCCTTTTTGGTAACCGTCTTCTTCTTTGGAACGTGACGTGAACACGCGAACGTTCCATCGGAAGCATGCTCATATCGAGCGGCTGTCTTACACTTGAAACAGTGGATCGCGCCAACACCGGCCGACTCACCAAGTATATCAATGATATTCCAATCTACAATTCGTACATCCGAACGATTCGTTCCTTCAAGGACGCAATAGGCGAGGTTTCGCAATCCCACGTCCAATGATACGACCTTCATTGCATGTTTGCCCTGATAATTTGTAAATGCTACGCCGTCGCCTTAAGCAACGAAACCAGAACCGACTTCGAATCGCCCCTGCCGAACGGGATTCCGCGCTTCGTGAGAATCTCCTGCAGCTCCTTCTTTGTCTTTGACTCGAGTGTGTCCGTGTCAAGCGGAGCAGGGGGTCCATCGACGACCTCTGGTGCCGCCTTTTCCTCTTCCTCCTCAACGGATGCACGATCGTCCTCAGGCTCGGGCTCCTGAGGGGGCGGAGGCTGCTGAACAAGCTCAGCAAAAGCCGCCACAAGGCTGTTCATGTTCGTGAACAGCTTCGTCTGCTGCCAGTAGAGCCATGCAACCGCGCCGATCAGTCCGAAGATAAGAGTACCGAGAATACTAACCGCACCGACCATAGGATCAAACGAAAGAGAATCCATTTGTTGTTGGGGCGCGACAGGAATACTGGAGATGGAACGAAGTAAAGAATATCAGACACTAGTAAATGTCTCGTATTCTCTATGTATTGTTTGCACTCCTTGCGTTTGCGTTAGTTGCTTCAATGACGGCGGCTGCTGCGAAGCCGGTGAAGCTTCCGCCTACCACCCCGTCTGCGACGGGTGACCACCAGTTTACGACGCCGGCGGGTAACACGCTTCTGTACTGAACCTCCCACAACTTCTCCTGTTCGTAAGTACTCTTTAAGGGCATTTGTGTCGTTGATGTCGGGAACAAGATCAATATTTTCCTGCCCAAGTTCTTCTTCGGCACGCTTAACAAGTTCGGCATAGGAAACCTTCGTCCTCGTGTCGGGTGGTGGCGGAACTACATATGTCCGGAGTTCTTTCTGTTCATACTGCTGCCGACATAAAGGACACTCCTTTACACCCTCATATTGCGTGAGTGGTCTTTCGCACTGAGTATGGAGAAGATGTCCACAGGGTAGCTTTTTAACAGTGCCCGTCAGTGGATCTTTACAGATTGGACACTCTTCCATTACCACTCTACTCAGAAATCTTCGGGACTCAACATAATGAGGAAGTATTTCAAGTATGCTCTGGGTCTTTTGGCAGTCTGCGTAGTGATTGCGTTTCTCTCTCGCGAGCGGTTCACTGGATATCAGAGCTCTGAGCAGCCTGAGAAGCCGGAGACACTGCTGCCTCCGTATGGAAACGTTCTCTACACGGAAGGCGGCGATGATGTAGCTCCTGTGCCTGGCAAGATCACCGAAGACCGGCCCCCAGTTTAAAAGTCCTCATTAAAGCTAATCTCCGGAGCAGACGTAACACGTGAGTAATCCGACACCTTCTTCTCGAAGAAATTAGTCTTACCTTCAATGCTAATCAGATCCATAAAATCAAACGGATTGGTAGTTCCGTAGATCTTCGGCGCGCCCAATTGGACGGCCAGACGATCGGCAACAAACTCAATGTACTGACTCATGAGCTTCGCGTTCATGCCAATCAGCGAGCAAGGAAGTGCATCGCAGATGAAGTCCTTTTCCAACTCCACAGCTCCCTTGATGATGTTGTGGATCAGAGTCGCACTCCGCGGCTCCAGTGTATGATACAGTGCAACTGCAAACTCCGTGTGGAGACCCTCGTCGCGTGAGATCAACTCATTGGAGAACGTCAGACCCGGCATGAGCCCGCGCTTCTTCAGCCAGTAGATCGAGCAGAATGCGCCGGAGAAGAAGATGCCCTCCACGCAGGCAAACGCGATTAGACGGGTCTGGAAGTCATCCGGCGACTCGATCCATTTCTGAGCCCACTGGGCCTTGTGACCAATGCATGGGATGGTATTGATACCGTCAAAGAGCTTCGCCTTCTCCTGCTCATCCTTGACGTAGGTGTCAATGAGGAGTGAATATGTCTCTGAGTGAATCCCCTCCATCGCATTCTGGAAGGAGTAAAAGAGCTTGACCACCTGCGAGCTCACATCACGCTGAAACCGGGTGGCAAGGTTCTCTTGCACGATTCCATCGGAACCGGCAAAGAACGCTAACACATGGGTCACAAAATGCTTCTCATCTGCGGTCAACTTAGCCCAATCGGCGTGGTCCTTCGAAAAGTCAATCTCCTCCGGTGTCCAGAACACGGCGACGCTCTGCTTGTACATCTTGTAGAGGTGCTGCTCGGACGGCTTGATGGGGAACAGCGTGAAGGACATTGTATATATAGGAGAGAAAGCGCCTAAACGAGAAAGTATAGAGGTAACACAATGAGTAGTACGACAAGTTTTCAGTCGTTACTACCCAACGTGTTTCGACCAGTCTACACATGGGATTCAAACACAAATTCATTCACCACATTGATTACGCTGTCGAACATCGACAGATTTACCGCAAACGTGGCTACGTTCGGAACGATCAACATTGGTGACTTGAGCAACAATGTATATTTGGGAAGCAATTCAGGAAACCTGAACTCGTATGCCGCGTCCTGTAACGCGACTGGAAATGCATCCATCGGCATTTCGTCTGCAGCTGGCCTGAAGACTTCGGCGAACTCTGAATTCATTGGCTTTCAATGCGGAATTCAGGGTTCAAACATCAGCAATTCATTCGTAGCAGGTGCATTTGCTGGGTACAAGGGTAGAAGCATAAACAATTCTATCTTACTGGGTCATTCAAATTCAACTGGCCTACTCGATTCTTCAGGATTACCGGTAGGTCTTACTGGTATCTCAGATACAATTAGTATTGGTGCGCTGGCAGGCGGAATTGGAACCTCTAACATTTACATTGGCAAATCAACGGGCTGTAATATGACGGGGTCTGGTAATCTGTTTATCGGTAATGGCCTGTACAGTGGGAACATCTCCAATACAGCGTCGAATGTGAGCAACAAGCTACTGATTGGGTCCTTAATCGCTGGTGATTTCTCAACTGGGGTTGTTTCGATTGGAAGTACGAATACCAATGCATACTCGAGCAACATTGGTGCACCTGGTACTACGGTGAATGGAATTGCATTGGATATCGCAAACTATGCACGTGTTGCAAGGGGGTTCTCGATTGGATGTGATCCTGGATACTTTACACTCGATGTCAACGGTTCATTCAGGGCAACGAATGGTGTTGGATGGCTTTCTATGTCAAACAATTGGCCAACTTCTGCGACACCGAACAACGCAGTTGTCGAAATCAAAAACGTTGGATCTGGGACGATGTCGTTGAGTCTCGGAGGTGACCTCACCGCGACCTCAGCGGTCTTTTCAGGGGCGATCAGTGCAACATCAGGTACATTCACAGGACCAGTGAGTTCGCCTGGTTATTTTACGATACAGGGGTCGGGGGTTAGCCTATCATTTGGAACAGCTGGAGCAGCTGGTACATTTAGTAACGTAGGCACTATCGCAAAAACAGGGCTCCTTGTTGGTACAGTCTATGATTCAAACAGTAAAGATTATTACACCGCGCGTACGATCGTGTTTGCAACAACTGGAGGAGGCGCCTATTCGGCGAATCTTAGCGTGGTGAGTACTGGAACCCTTACATACGCATTAACCAATGGATCACTGAACATTGTTCTTTCAAACACAGCAGTCTCCGGTACGACCTATCCAAATGTCTACTACAACTTCACGATGTTCCCAACGTCTTAACGTAGTTTCTCGGTCATCTTGCGAATTGATACAGATGATACACCTGAAGATGTAGAGATCTCTGGTACACGACCACCTAATACATGTGCAACCACTCCAGCCACAATGGTCTTGGGTGTATGTTCCATCTCTGGTAACTTGTTCAGTAATATCAGGATTGCATCACGCTCCCTGTCTCCGATACATAGGTCTGCACAGATACGCTCAGCGATTCCAAGCTGCGTGTTCAGAACTGATGACACCTCACCATCGAATCGGCTTAAGCCCTTGCACATGGCGCGGATTGAGACATTGAACAGACTGGCAATCTCTTCATGAGTCCGTGTTGCGTCGTGCTGACGGCATACCGTAAACACGGCACCCGCCATCAGAGCCCTGCGTGTTTCTCCTCGTGACTTGCGAGCATCTTCGACCTGTTTGAACAATGCACATGCATCATGAATGATCGCCTTCGGGAGTCCAATTCGAGCACAGGATGCCTGAATGGCGTCAAAGATACCCATCCATGACCGCTCCCCGTGACTTGAGAAGGACCATGCAGACAACTTGGCAATCGTCTTGGCTTCTTCTGACTGGCCAGGTATCCTGCGGCGCATCATCATGGACCCATACGAAGAGTCGGGAAGAAGCTCATTGGTGATACCGCCCGTACGTGAGGGGTCGTCTTCCGTGTTGGCGTAGATTCGCCATTCGGCACCTTCGTCCACAATACTGCCGATAACCGTTCCACAATCTGTGCACACATGTTCCCCATCAGCGCACGTAGAATTGACATGATCGCAGTTCATGAGAATTGGGTACTGTGTGAAGATGACTTTTCGTTTTCATTGTTGAAACATGCTTGCCAGTGTTAGTGGGTCATATGGCATGGGACGGTAGTTTGTGAGCAATGTAGGGCGGCCGCGATGTGTCTGTTGCTTTGTCCATGAAACCAGTAGGTAGTCGTTGTTGACTGGCCATACACTGAATCCAGACTCGGCGAGAGTATTCATCAGATAGTCGCGGGCTTCCGACAGCTGGAACAGAGGGTATCCAAAGACAAACTTCGGAATCTCGAACACAATGTACGGTGCATCGGGTGAATGAATGGCCTGTTTTTTGATCTGCGCAAAGAGCTGTGCCAATACGGGGCGCATGGCAGACATCCGGCGTTCGCGTTGGTTTTCTTGTTCCTGCCACACGTCTCTGGCTTTCAACATCGTTGTTCTTATCAACTAGAATGTTCCGATCAATTGCACTCGGTGGAGGTGGAATTCGCGGCTTCCTGATTTTGGGAGCACTGAAGGCCATCGACGAACGGCAGGGACTGGTTTTTCCAGATGGGGTGTATGGCTGCTCGGTCGGTGCAGTCATCGCAACAGGTATAGCGTTCGGCATGGGCTACAAACAGGCAGAGGAAATCTGCATGAAATATGTGAACACGTCTGGGTTTCTACCTTCCTTTCGGCATGCGACGATCCTCGCCTTCATGCAGAAGAAGGGGTTATTTACGATGGACTTAATGGAGGAGTTGTTCCTTACAATCTTTGATGCTGCGAACATCGATCTGCGTGGGAAGCTGATCTCCGATGCGCCACAGAAGCTGTATATTCTGTCCTCGAACATCACGACCCAGCGCCCAACACTGTTGACGGGCAACATCCCTATATTGGCTGCTCTGAAGGCTTCGTGCTGTCTCCCCTTCATCTTCCATCCTCAAGTGATTCACAACCAGTTGTACCTAGATGGAGGTGTCTACGCTGAGAACATGTATGATATCGTCCCGAAGGGCACACTTGTGATTGACATCGCACACATCAAGCAGCCAATCTTTCCATCGACGCTCGAGTCACTGTCTATCTTTGACATGATTCGCACCTTGTGGGCAGGATTGCGGTCAATTCGAGTACACGTAGATGCTCTTAACCTCAGCATTGATGGGATCCATCTACTTGATGAACTCAAGGACGAAGACAAAACACGGATGATTGACGCTGGCTACTCACAGGCTCTTCGATTCCTTGCCAAGCGTTTCCCTAAGAAAGTTCAAGACGTTATCAGCGGTGACGGAACGATTGAAGTCATACAGTCCACTTGAAGTCTCAAGCTTGATTGTTGGGTATGCGTTCACTTCGTATAGTGAAGCAGTCTTCACGTCCTTCTCTGCGTCTACGTCAACCGCTTCGACGGTTGTCTTTCCAAACACTGGATTCTTCTGAAGTGCGGCCTTGACCTTCTCCCATTCAGGCATTGCCTTCTTGGAGTGACCACACCAGGTCGTGTAGAAGAGATACAGATTAGCCTTATCAGTTGCAACCTGTCGCTTCGGAGTTGGCTTCCACCAAAACCGGTATGCAAGTGCTAATACTACGAGGAGGAGGGCGGCTTGAATCCACATTGTTGAAAGAAGCGAGAAATTGTACGTTGGCGTTCAAACCAGATACGATAGGCTTCTTGAGGCGTTACTCCCTCCTTAATCTGGATCCACGCGACATCTGTGGTCATCCGCTCGGGTTCATATGGACGCGGCTGGATCTCCATCCAACGTCCATGATAACGAACAGTCGTCTTCATGCTTACTATGATTCTCTGCGTAAGGGGTAAATGGAAGCAGTTGGTAAGGTGATTCTCGCGGTTGGCTTGAATTACAGTGTCCATTATGTGACCATGACGGCACACAACTGGATGTGCATGCCACATACATTGAAACAGCTGGCTCAGTCACTGTTTCTTACGGCAAGTCCTGCTTGTTCTACTCTATTGACGATTGGGCAGCATACACAGAATGCATATTCTGCTGCGATTACAACGGGTGTTGTGAGTCTGATTATGAACGGTTTGAAGTCTACACCTTGAGGCCGCCGCTCGGGAATCCGACCAGCCCGGCGCCGATACCGAAACCAGCACCCGTGCGAGCAGAGGCCCCGACGCTAGGGGCGTAGATGTCGAGGATCGCGAACGTGGCAGTCGCAACAAGTGCAATCATCCCAACCTCCGACGCCTTGAGCGTCTTGCCGGGCAGGACATAGGCGGCAATCGCGACACTCAAACCTTCTAATGCGTACTTGACTAGACGCATCACGAGGTCGCTCACATCAACACCAGAGGGAGTAGGCTTAGGCTTAGAATCCATTTTATTAAGAACGCGTGAATAAAATTCTAGACACCAGTGTGTGTTTTGTTGGCGATGACTAGATAAACTGCCGATCGAGACACGTGAAACATATGTGCCAGCTTTTCCTGACTTAGCTTATCTGGGTTCTCGCGGATGTACCGAACATTGTCATCTGTCAATTTGAGCGAAGGTTGTGACGCACGATTCTTTGCCTTCGACTCTTCAGATACGACACGACCTACACAGCGTTTATTGCCCATTGTCACCATAGACATCTTCGCCCTCGTTTCGGCACTCAATGATTTCCCCAGTCGTGCCTCGCTCATCTTTTTTCGAGTTTCTTCCCTCGTCTTGTAATCATACGGTCTACCCCGTCCACATAATGTCTGATTATATCCACCTTGCCATACATATGATTCGTATTGCTCGGCATAGTAGCACTCCATGTTATCAAGAGATTCTTCTGGAAGCTCGCACACAGTTTCGATCCGGAACGCGTCTGCACCGTACTTATTGATCGCCTGCCCAAGTAGTGTTTTCAAAGCACTTCGCTTTGCTTTGTATATATGCTGCTTCCATCGCTGTAATGGATCATTAAGGGTCCTTCCGATATATGACTTACCGTTTGGTATACATGTGATTCTGTATATGTACCCCATTGCTGGTATATTGGAATCTTTATTTAAACTAGAACCCATCACCCTCCAACAGAAGCCGGAGTGTAAAACTTGTATCCAATCGCGGCAAGTGCGATCAGCCAGATCACCCACCAAGAGATATAACCAGACACAAAGCGCAGGACAATCCAGAAGACAAGTGCATGCACAAGTGCCGTCATGATGTCACCGTGAGTGCTGCTCGGAAGAGAGAGAAGAACACCCGGCGTCAGAAGAACGAACAGCAATGCAGTTGTGAGGAGGTCGTACATTTGTTTAGTTACGTTAAAATAATGGCAGACGATATGATACAGTTCACGCAACACCAGGAACATCGCGGGTATGCAGATCTCTTTGTAATTGGTCCTCCGCCGAAGAACCTCGTATTCATGAGACCCGAATATCGCGCAAAGTTTATGGAGGGGCTAAAAGTGCTCTTCCCTGATGAACTTCCGACCGTGCAATTCAAAGCAAATACCACGGAAGGACTTTTCTTTTATGGTCCTAAGATGAACATTACTTTTTTTAAGTCTCAAGATTTCGAATCACCATTAGTGCTGATTTTCTATTCCGATGATGAAAAGAACAAATGGGTCTTGCTTGGAGAACTAGAAGGGCGCGAGGGTGATGAAGATGAATATGACGATCCGAATGCTGATGTAATACAAGAGCTCTTGCTACAGATGGCTGCAGAGGCTAGAGCTGGACGACAGGCACAAGCATCTCCGCAAAAGCTTTCTTTGAAGCGTTCTGTTATTGGTTGGAATGACCCTATTACCACTACACCTGTGCGTTCGGGCGACCCAGTCATCCGCCTGAACAAGGATAATCGTTTTGTTTTTCATCGCACCGCCCTTGAGCGCTGGTGGGTAGGAAAGAAACCGAGAGATCCCATGACCAACTTGCCTGTTGCACCGCACCAGATTGAGAGATTTGTGGCCGAGGTTGTGGAAGACGCAGGAGATGAGCCCATGAACGGTGGACGTCGTCGCAAGCGTCTCCGTAAGACCATGCGTAGAAAGAACTTAAGGTCAACTCGCAAGAACAAGTAAATGCCCCGCACCGAGCTTCCTAAGATGGACGAGTCGGGACCTATCGATTATCTTGACGAGGACCCGGAGATCCCGACGCAGAAGTATTGCATCATCTCCTTTCTCAGCCCTGAGAAGGTGATCAAGCAGAAGCAGGAGTTCATGTTCGAGCGCTTCATCGAGTGGATGGACTACGAGTGGAAGATCAAGGGGATGGAGAAGTTCATGTCCTTCCTTTCGACCAAGTACAGCCTGAAGGTCGATGACCTGTTCAAGGACGCACAGGAGTTCACGAAGGTTCACAACGAGGACGTGAAGAAGACGGACATCCACGAGCAGTATGCCGTCTTCCTCCTCAAGAATGAGAAGGATCTGCAGGAGGTGTACGATCAGAAGGTTGACTTTCAGACGAACATGCGCGGTGTCAAGGTCCGTCGTTGCTTTTCGACGGTCGAGGAGACGCAGATGTTTGCGAAGGTCTTGCAGCGTCGCTACCCGAAGGACAATCTGTACATCGGTAAGGTTGGCGCGTGGCTGCCGTGGGACCCTAGCGAGCACCTGATGCCGGAGGTCGAGTATGCCGAGAAGGAGCTGAACGAGCTGATGCGGAAGTACAAGGAGAACGAGGTGAACAAGGAGATGTTCTTCGCCGATCAGCGTGAGGAGTCGATCAAGAAGCAGAAGGAGGAGAATGAGCGCCGCAAGAAGGCCAATGCACTTGAGGCTGGCACAGAGAAGAAGATGCTCGAGGACATTGTCGACGATGCCTCGAAGCCCGTTCACCCGACGGAGGGGGTCATGCGCGAGTAAAATATTGGTTTGAAATAAGATGGATCAGGAGCGGATTGCGAAGCGGAACATGGGGTTTGCATCGGACTTACCAGGTGAAAGGCAGGATTACCGTGTTTACAACCCTTTTTCTACTAGGGGTGCTCCAAGTTCCACGATGGCATTAAACAGTCAGAGGAATAAGGCGGCACGGGCTGCGCAGGCCGGACCAGCACCTGCCCCAGCACCTGCTGTGTCAGATTCGATGATGGATGCTGTTTCGAAAGGAAGGAGGAAGGCCGCTCCTGCTAACCCGGATGAGATGGGCGACATCAGGCAGGTTCGGCGTAGTGACCGCGTTGCCGATAGCGTAGCTGCAAAGGCGGCTAAGGCTGCGTCTGAACTCGCAATGAAGGAGTGGGCTAAGGAGATTGAGAAGGTTGCAAAGGAGGTCAGGAACGACAGGACTAGGATCAATGCAATGATTCGCAACAAGTTCGCGGATGCCACGTACGACGAGCTGGTCTTTGACTCGGCGCTGGCGAAACAGGCGGGAGAGCGATTCGCAATGTTGGCCCTCGAGGAGATGATCGCAGAGAAGGTAGATGAACAGATTGAGGAAGAGAAGGAGGAGACTGAGGAGATCAGGCGCCTGCGCAAGCTTCTTGATGATGCGCCTGTTGCAGAACGCGAGTCACCGGTGGTCCAAAATGCACTTGAGGAGCTTGAGCTTGCGACTGGTGTGATGTTCGAGTTCAGCAACGGGAAGGCCACACCTAAGGTTCTGACTCGCGAGGAGATCGTGCTCAGGGCAGGTGAGAAGGGATTACCGGTTCCCCCGCTGACAGACAAGGACATTGAAGATCACAAGGCACGGTATGGTCCGATGTATGGAGTGGGCGGTCGTCGCAGGACCAGGAAGGTCAGGAAGTCCCGCCGCAAGTACAGGCGGGGAGGTGTTGATGAGCAGCCTCTTGACCTTAACGGTAATCCGATCCCGCCTCTACGCGGTGCTAATGGCAATCTAATCAACCCGAACCCCCCGCCGGCCGAGCAGCCCGATGTTGTAATGGAAAAAGGTGGTCGTCGTCGCAAGACCAAGCGTTCACGCAAGACTCGCCGTTAATCCTTCTCCTTACGCACCCACACAGAAGGACCAGCGTTCTTCTTCTTGACATTCGCAGCATTGTACTCGTCCGCCGCGAGGATAGCGGAGTGGAACGGTTGATTGTTCGCCCACAGTGAAGAGTCGCACATCTTGAAGGGCGGGTGGTCAGAAGCCTTGTACCAAAACACCTGGTCTTCCAGCTTGTTCGAACTTACGTTATTACAAATCACCAGGCATTCGAAGTTTTCGGTACACTGGTCCATAAACGTACAAAACATCTCAAACGTCGGAAACATACCTGCGTAATTCTCGTAGATCCTACGGCGATTACCCAAGATATTCTCACGAAGAATGAACACAAAGTCTACGTTCGTACGAAGGTTCGGTGTGATACCGAGCGGATACTGCATGGTGATGATTGTCATCATGTCAATGTGACGCCCGTTCATGAACACATATCGCGTAGACTCTTCCTTAATCCAGGTCGAATCGTACAGACAGTCATCGAGAATCAGGAATGCACGGGGATCAATGCTCGATTGTCCACCTCCTGAGTTCTTCGCCTTATTGCGATTCTGTTTGACATTCATCTGTCGCTTGATCACATTCATCACGATCTGAGGCGAGTACTTATCGTGAATGAACTTTGAAGGTACCATATGTTGAAAGAACTCGTTCGCAACCTCTGTACCCGAGATCACGGTTCCAACTGGGAAGTCCTGCTGAGTGTTATACAGAATATCACGCACCAAGAAGGACTTACCCGTGTCCTTCTTACCGATGACGACGATCATCGGACTTTTGCGAGAATCAATCTCGCAACGGTCTTTTAACATGTTGATGTCGAACTTTCGCAACTGGAAGTTCATTGTTCTGACCCGCAGAAAGTGTTCCGCGTCTGCTTACGATGTTTCATTGCCTTGCTCAACACACAATGGTGAAGGATTTGAGGACCCAAGCCGTCGAGTTAAAGCTTCATCGTCTGCAGAAGTTACAGGCAGGTGCGTGGGACCTTACCCATGTCCAACCGTTTTTTCCATCTCTCGAACAGTTGTTCAAGACGGAGAAGTTGTCGGCCATGTCTGACTATGGAATCAAGCTTCCAGAGGAGATCGAATCGGTTGCAGATGCAGGTCACATCAAGACGACAAAGGGACAAACGCTAGAGGTCCATCGCAAGACGACCATGATCCTGAGCCCATTCAAGACGATGAAGGGTGAGTATTCGGCACTTGGATTGCCCAAACCTTCAGAGACAGCGAAGGGATATACGGAACAGATGCAGAGTCCCCATACGGCTGCATATGTGGGTGCACTTGCATCGACTGTTCTTTCGGAGTGCCAGCACTTTCCCCGCGTCTACGGTGTCTATGCTGCACTTGCATCCAAGCATGAGATCAACATCTCCGATGATTATGAGGATCTGTGCGACCGCAAGTGGTTCGTCGATAACATCGGAAAGACATTTGAGCTCCGTCTGCGTTCTGAAGGAGGTGATGTGTTTACCCATACTCGTAGCCAGCGTGTTGCTGTGCAAGTCGGTGAGGATGTTGAGCTTGACACGGAGGATATTGAGGCCGAGCACGTAGATGACCCGGTTACTGGTAGTGTGGTTGAGGAGTACGACATCCCCTCTGATTCTGAGGGAACGGAGGACTCTGAGTCAGAGGATGAGGATGTGTTTGACATTCAGTCCTGTGCATGTAGCGATGGAACCGAAGAGGATGATGAGGAAGAAGATGAAGAGGACTTTGCATGGGCTACGTTCACGGGCGTGCCTGTTGTCACGACCGTCATGGAGAAGTGCGCAGGAACCTTCTATGATCTACTCAAGACGTCGGATGATCAGGAGAAACAGACTGCATGGGTTGCACAGATCGTGTTTGCACTTGCGTATGCACAGAGGATGTTTGGGTTCATCCACAATGACCTGCATGGGAACAATGTGATGTATGTTCCGACCACAGATGAGTATGTCTTCTACCGTCATCACGGAGTTACCTATCGTGTCCCGACTTATGGAGTTCTGATCAAGATCATTGATTTTGACAGGTCTGCATTCTCTGTTCGTCTTACTGGCATGAAGGAGCCGCGCTTCTTCCTGAGCTCACATTTCAAGCATGATGAGGAGGCTGCTGGTCAGTACAACATTGAGCCCTACTATTCGAGCACGGTGCCGCGTATTGCGTTGAATCCTTCGTTTGACTTGGCGCGGTTTGCATCAAGCGTGTTCTGGGATATCTTCCCTAATGGACCGAAGCAGGAGACCAATCATCCACTATTTGAGATGTTCAAACAGTGGACGACGCTTCCTGATGGATCGTCTGTGATTTTCCGTAAGAAGGGTGATAATCATGATCGTTATCACGGGTTTGATTTATACAAGGCCATTACACGGTATTTGAAGGAGTCTGCAGTTCCGCGAAAGGAACTTGCCAAGTTCACACAGTATGTTGCATCTGTTCCGCCGACAGTTGCTGTATTGGTGATCGCAGACTAATTACATGCCCAGAGCCCTGTAGATCGCCTTGTGCGTCAGGGCCCACACGATGCCGAACACGACCGCGTGCGTGAGGGCAACCGTCGTGCGCGAGCCACCCGGCGGGAGGGACAGCAGAACACCCGGCGTCAGAACAAAGAAGAGAACGGCAGCATACAGAGACATCCACATTTTTATTATGACGTCAAGAAATTTCTCAAAAGGCCGGCTTTCCAGTGAACATATCCTGCACTGCAGTAACCACTGGCTCAGCAGCATCCGAACCCAGTGCATAGACAACGCCAGCCGTGAGTACGCCCGCGCCACCACCGACCTTTACAACCTCTGACATATCAATGGCCTGGTCCTTCCCACGACGATCCATCACATACATGAGGATGACAACAACCACAACTGCGGACACGATGACTCCATACGTGTAGACCTCTGACATTTATTCGCACTCCATTTTTTTATACCAAAACTCAAACGAAGTTTAGAGGTTCAGCGAAACCGTCTCAGTGGCCTCGAGGTTGACAGATTCATCGTCCGTCTCAAACTCATCATCGTCGAGCTTGATGTCCTCACCCAGAGCGATCGGCGGGGGCTCATCATCCTCATCGCCGTCAAACTGAACCGACTTGGGCTCGGGCTCCTCGACAAGGGCTGGGGCGGGCGCAGGTGCAGACTCGACAACAGGCTCGGGCGCAGCCTCAGCAATCTCGCGACTCTGAAAGTACGCCTTGCTAATGTCCTTCCACGGAATGAAACTGTCGATGACCTCATTCATCGCATTTCCAATCAGTGTCTCAATCTCACGACGGTTACGCGCCTGCTGCTCAGACGTCACCCCGACGGTCTTGAACAGGTACGCCGAACTCCACGACAGGCGGGCAGCCTGCTTGTACAGAGAATGAACAAACGTATCAATCGACGGCCGCTTGAAGTCAATCTCCACATGTGCCTTCTCAACCTGCTGAAGCGCAGCGAATGCACGGATATAACTGACAAACACACCCAGAAGAAGATCCTCAAGGTACTCGCATTTGGATGCAGTAGCAATACGCTGAACCTCCTTCGACAGTGTCTCCGGGCTCCACTTGGGAATCTGAGTGAGGAGATTCTGAAATGTCTTGAGGATCTGATCCGTCTGACCATTACGATCGCATGCAGCCTTAGCGGAGTCATAGATGCTCCACAGACCATCTGATACATGGGGAACAAGCACGCGCGTAAGATTCTCACGAAGACTGGACTTTACAAATTCAGTGCTCATTTGTTTTACACACGAGTCAATGAGTTTTAGTAAACCGACGCGATGCGGTTCGTTCTGATTCTCATGATTCGCAACGAAGAGAAGATCTTGAAGCGATGCCTAGAAGCCGTAAGTGGTGTAGTGGATGCCTACTGTATCTGCGACACAGGATCAACTGACGACTCACGTGAGATTGCAGCTGAGTTTCTCAAGACACACGATGGCTGCCTGAGCAGTGTGGCGTGGAAGGATTTTGGATACAATCGCACTGCCAGTTTTCAGAATGCACAAAAGTACCTCAAGCGAACTGGGTGGGACCTTTCTGATACGTACGGACTTCTGCTCGATGCAGACATGGTGTTTGTACCGGGTACATTGAAGCTGGCTACGCTTACACATGAGGGATATACCATCGTTCAGAAGGCTGGTCATCTTGAGTACCCGAATACCCGCCTGGTACGCATGGACTATAACTGGTCATGTCGCGGTGTGACACATGAGTACTGGGATGGTCCAACGGAACATCTGGCATCTGCAATCTGCCACATTGACGATCGCAACGATGGAGGCTGCAAGTCCGATAAGTTCGAGCGTGATCTTCGGCTTCTTGAGCAGGGGCTGATTGACGAGCCCGACAATGGGCGCTATATGTTCTACTTAGCCCAGACATATAACGGTATTGGAAAGCTGAAGGAATGCATTGCCATGTACAAGAAGCGGATTGCTGTAGGTGGATGGGAAGAGGAACTGTGGTATAGCCACTACATGATTGGAAAGTCATGGTTGGCCCTCAAGGACATTCCGAAGTTCGAGCAGTGGATGCTTAAGGCACATGCCCGCCGCCCTTCACGCGCAGAGCCCATCTACCATCTCGCCAAGTACTTCCGCGAGAATTCCCAGCACTACAAGGCATATCATTACACTCAGCTCGGCCTGTCGATTCCGATGACAAAGGATGCTCTTTTTGTTGAGACGGATGTCTATCTTGGTCTCTTTGAGTACGAGGCAACGATTCTGATGTTCTACATTGGTCAGGCGCGGCAGGGCTTGGATACCTCCGTTTCCTATCTGCTGAAGAACCGCCCGAACCAGGAAAACGTATATACGAACTTGCCCTTTTACATCGAGCCTTTGACATATTCGGCAAAAGCTCATCCGATTGACCGTGATGTGTTCGGTGAGGATTATCACCCCACATCGGTATCTCTGTTCATGCAGGATGGAAAGGTCATGCACAATGTGCGCTTTGTCAACTATACAATCAACCCGCAGACAGGGTCATATCTCATGCGCAATAATGGAAGTGTGAGTGAGAATTCAACCGTGCGAACACAGAATGCATTCTACAATCCCGAGACACGGGAACTTGTGAAGATGCGTGATGAGTCAGTCACTCTGCAGCGCAGGTCGAATGCTCATATTGTTGGTCTCGAGGATGTGCGCGTCTACACGAATGCAGAAGGTACACTCTGCTGCACGGCCACCTCGTGGGAATACACTGACAAGATCCGTATCTTTCAATCTGAATACAACCCTGTTCAGGGAGTATATTCAAAGTGCCGTATACTGAAGTCTCCTGGTGAACAGGAGTGTGAAAAGAACTGGTTGGCTGTGAATGGGACGAATGACATTATTTATACCTGGCATCCCCTTCAGGTTGGTTCACTTCGCGACGACGAGCTCGCGATTCACACGAACTTTGAGACCCCGTATTATTTCAAGCATTTCAGGGGATCAGCGGTTGCGTTCAAGCCACCTCAGTATCCAGGTGAGACATGGGCGTTGGTTCACACGGTTGAGTACACGCAACCTCGCAAGTACTTCCATCTGTTCGTACGTCTAGGGGAGAACTACAAGCCAAAAAGTATTAGTCGTCCGTTCGTCTTCAAGTCGAAGACGATCGAGTATTGTATTGGATGCATGCCGGACTTGGCGTTTACCACGTTTACATGTGTGTTTTCCACGATGGATGATACGCCCCGTATCATGGAGATCCCTGTGTCAAGCTTGGAGTGGATTCAAGTGTAGAGGTGACGCCACGACTCATTCACACCCGATGAGGTGTCCTGTAGGATATGGCGCGCAGTCGCAACATCAATTGTGCAGGGCAGACTGATCTTCTTGTAGAACACATACTCCTTCGCAGTGGTCTCATCTGCAATCCGCAGAAGATTGATGCGGGTCACCAGCGACTCGACCGAACGAATCAAATTACGAACACCCTCTTCCTCCTTACTGAACTCCTCAATCAAGTACTTCACCGCATCATCTGTCAGGGTCAACTGGCCCGTCAGCTGAATGCGATCTAAGATCTGAGGCCAGATGTACTTGGTAAGAATGTTCTTCTTGTCCTCTGCATTGTATCCTGAGCAGGTGATCACCTGCATGCGATCCTTGAGAATCGGGTGAACCTTAGACTCATCGTTGAAGGAGAAGACGAAGAGGCACTGGCTGAGATCAAAGTCAACACCTGCGAAGTAGCGGTCGTGGAACTGGCTGTTCTGCGAGCGGTCGGTGAGGTGAATGAGCATGCTCACGATCTCGTCACCATGTGCAGTGGTTGAAACCTTGTCCAGCTCGTCAAAGTACATGACAGGATTCATGCAGCGGGATGTGATCAGTGCATCTGCAATACGACCGCACATCGAGCCCTCATAGGTGAACGAGTGACCGACAAAGTTCGCGGAATCCGATGCACCACCCAGTGAGAAGAACTCAAACGGGCGCTGAAGAACCTGTGCAACACCGTTCTTCGCGAAGCTGGTCTTACCGACACCCATAGGTCCCTTGAGCGCGATCACGTTACCCACTGAGCCGGGATTTGAGATCCACTGGGCCAGAGTCTGCATGATCTGCGTCTTGGCTGACGGCATTCCGTAGACTGCCTTGTCGAGTGTCTCACGCGTGTTTGCGAGGAACTTGGCACATGGCTCGGCTCCATCCTTCAGCTTCACGGGAAGCGGGACATACTTTCCGAAGGGAATGTTCAGGAACGACTCAACCCATGTGCGCAGCTTGTAGCCCTCAGATCCATCCATCTCGTTAAGGATGTCGATCTTCTTGATTACAGAGGCCTTGAGTGCATCGGGGATCGGAAGACCAAGCACGCGGAACTTGAACGGGATATCTCCCTCGCTGACGAGTCCGGAGATACGCTTCATCTGCTCGTTGAGCTTGCGACGCTTCGACTTGGAAAGGTCACCAAAGTACTCTTCTTCGTCCTCATTGAGCTCAATACAGGGCGAATCAGGCTCCTCGCGACCACGACGTTCACGACGACCCTTGTTTCCGACATACTTGTCCATCAGATGTGAGATGAACTCATCCTCCGACTCCTCCTCCTCAACCTCAGATTCAGACTCGGACTCGGACTCGGACTCGGACTCATCGGCTCCGATGACCAGTTTCCCCTTGCCACCGACAACAGTGTGAATGTGAAGCTTGACGGATACCTTTGCGCCTTTCGGGAGTGTGATGACGGGTGCATCTTCCTCTTCCTCTTCCTCCTCCTCTTCCTCCTCCTCCTCTTCCTCTGTCTCGGGTTCGGATTCTTCGGGTATGTACTCCTCCTCACTACTGTCGTCTTCTGATTCGGGCTCAGGGTTCAAGGTCTCATCCTTCACCCATGTCGTACGATTGTTCAGCTTACGAAGATTATACCGACCAGGCATCTTGCTGCCTCACAAGGAAAAAAACAAAACACATTCGTTTTTTGGACGCCTATAGTAATGAGCGATCTGGAAAGCGTCAAAGCTATCGCTGAAAAGCAGGGCGAGATGCTCGCTACACGCGACGCCAATCTACCCTCTGTCAAGAAAAGCAGTGAGATCGTTGAGGCTTTTCTGAAATCTCATAGGGTCATGTGTTATGGTGGAACGGCTATCAACAACCTCCTCCCTAAGGAGGCGCAATTTTATGGCCCCGATGAGACTCCGGACTATGACTTCTTCAGCGAGACCCCTCAGGAGCACTCCGTTATGTTGTCAAACCAGCTCTCTGCTGCAGGGATTACTAGTGTAGAGGTCAAGCCAGGAATCCATATTGGAACCTATAAAGTGTTTGCAGACTATCACGGTGTTGCAGACATCACCTTCATTGTGCCCAAGATATTCAACCACTTGTGGAGCGATAAGATCACACGTCATGGAATCCACTATGTTCCACCCGACTTTCTGCGCATGTCGATGTATCTTGAACTGTCGCGTCCGGAAGGAGATGTGTCTCGATGGGAGAAGGTATATACTCGGCTGTCTCTGCTAAACAGGCAGTATCCCATTGTATGCAGGCATGTCCCGAAGGAGCCGGAACAGTTGTCAGCTGAACAGAAGAAGGATACACTTGACATACTGAAGAAGAATCCGGTTGTATTGTTAGGATTCTCTGCAGTGTCGCGTCACGAGAAGAAGGCAGTTTGGTACACTCCGGTGACACTGCTTGCCAATAAGGACGTCATCACATCCTTGACAAAGGGAAAGAAGACGGTTGAACATGCTGCATCGGAGATTCTTCCTGGTCGCACAGATGTTCTTGATGATGAGGGTGCGACCGTGTATCAGCTCTATGAAACGCAGGCATGTCATAGCTACCACACAACGGGCGATGGTATCAAGGTGGCAAGTATTCCCACGCTGCTGATGTTTTTTATGGCACTGATGTATTCAGACGAATCCAAAGACGATGTGTCACGACTTATGTGCGTGGCACAACGGTTGGTTGAATTGGCAGACGATAAGCCGCAGCGCCGATTTGCGCTTCTGACTCCATCGGAATGTTTGGGTACACAGAAGGAATTACTTGAGTTACGTCAGGAGCGTGTTGATTTATATGAAAAATTGAAGAAGAACAAGTCTTCGCCCGACTTTGTCCAATACTTCTTTACCTACAATCCTAAGGTATCAAAGACAGAGCGAGCAAAGGTGAATCGGGTGCTTAAGAAGACGCGAAAGGCACGCATGTCTACACAGTAGGGATAGTGTTTGAAAGAGTGAACGTCACACCCGAACCACCCGAACCCAGTCCAGAGCTAGAAATCGTTGTCGGAATCGTGGTAATTGGCGAAGTAGTTGACGTCCAAGCGATTCCATTGCCCATGCCAACGTTCGAGGAGTATCCACCGTTCCACTCTCGCAACCCCTGATGAACCTGAAGAAGGAAGCTGTAATTATTTTGATTACCTTCAGATTTATACGCATTAACTCCTGAATACTTTGAATTGGCCGAATTGTTCGTCGTGAACATCAACCGAAGCCTCGTCTGTGTAGTCACATCCGATGCGTCGCGAATCCTCATCCCCTGAAGTCCTGGCACCGTTGTACCGTTTTGTCCACCGGAACTCATTTATTACCAGCTCATATTTTATGGGTTTGTATACCATGAAATATCGAAGTAACGACCAGATGCAGGGGCAACGACAACTGAAGGAGGGGGAGGAAGTGCAGCATGTCCCGCAACTTCCATCGCCGATAGAGCGCGTGAGTAGTATGTCAACCCTCCAACCTGTCCATCAAAAGAACCCGCGACCTGAACGGGAGCATCTTCCTGCTTCGGAAGCTGAGTCAGTGTGTGGTGCTGACGCAGGATTCCATTAATGTACAGGTCAACCGTGTACTGGGTAATCACGATTGCAAAGTGAATCCACTTTTGGGAGGGAATGTTGCCAATGAGGATAGATTCCGTTGCACCATACGTGGCAACGTTCACAATGATCGAATTGGACGTGCTATCAATGTACAAACTCGGGCAGTCTGCACGTGAGAAGATCATGCGCTTTGCGCCATATCCCACTGTGGTAAAATCAGTGATCTCAAACCAACCCTCAAAACTGAACGTTGCACCCTCAGCCTCGTTGAAAGACTTGGGCAATGTTACGGTTGAAGAGAAAGGGACGTTTCCGCGCTGCGTCGATGTTTGAATCTTAACGGCGGTAGGATCAGTTGAACCCGAAATCACCCATGATGCAGCGGCTCCTACTGCAAGAACACCAAGACCTCCAAGTACGATGGATTCCATTGTTCCTTTACTCAGAAACAAAGCCTCTCGAAGTAAGACGCATTACCTTTCTTTTTGGTGGTGCCGGTACTAAGAGCATCTTGACCATTTCCTCATAGGTGTGCGTGGCCTGATAGTCAATTGTACTCTGAGTCACTGCGCCACGTATATTGTAAATGTAGTGAATGCGTGAAGGATCCGACCGTGTCTCAGTACGAAGAAGTCCAACCTTCGCAGTGACAATCGTCCACTTTAGATCTTCACCACGAACTGCATCTTCAAAGTCAACGAGTTTTGCAATATCAGATAGCATTGGGTTCAGATGATTGGGTGGACGTACGAACATCCCGTTCATAAACATCTTTCCGGTAAACGGGTACTCATTGCTATGAACGAATGTATGTTCGCCCATCTGTCCACGTATCCTCATGACATCGTGACCGGCCTGAAAACATGCAAGGAAATCCTCAAAATATGCATCGGTCACTTCGTCGTCATCGTCGATAAATACACTGTATTTCCCCCTTGCTCCACGAAGAAGGTCTCGCCTTTTGGCACCAACACTCTGTTCCCTGTTGTCAAGTGCTTCTGTGATATCTAACCGTAGTCCTGGACAGATGCGGGCAAACTTTTCACGAATCACAGCCTTCAGTGCCTCACACTTCGCTCGACGCTCGACGAGTGTAGGAATCAGTACAGAAAGATCATACTCGTAGGTCTTACGAGAGATGTACATTCGAAGGTCCTCTTCAAAGTATCCCTGATTCCGCGCATAAAGAGAGTCAAATCCCACCGAATGCCCTGCCATCGGGTGTTTGTGGCGAATGATGCAGGTTGGAGTATAGACAGTCTTATCTCGAAGAGAACCTTTACATAAATCGGTCAATTCAGAGTCACAGTAAAAGCTCTTGTATGCTGATGAATACATGCAACCAAGTCGGTTATACATGACACGGCCGTAGATCGACAATGTATTGAGCTTATGTCCCTGAAACCCGTCGTGAAACCACAAGATACAATCAAGGTCTGGTCTAGCGGCTTGGCGAATATGGTTATCATATCCACGTACCTCTGGAATCATATCATCCGACACGAGAACGATAAGATCCCATGCATAGTCAACTTTCTCGATATCAGCGTTACAGGCTTCAATCTTGGTCTTGCTATCCCCGTAATACATTGCCTTCCATGCAAATCGATTCATGACCTGAAACAACTTCTGTTGAATGTCGGTTCCTGTCATTGTGGTATCGTCTACATCGCATGAAACAACGATCCCCATCAAATCTGGACGGGCGGCCATTGATGCATAGAGACTGAGTGTTGCGAGAAGCTGTTGTGGACGTGATCTGCTTGGGCACTTAAGAAGAATCTTCATTGTTACTTCGGAGAAGAGAACCAACCAGATATATCCGAACTTGATAACCCGCTGACCTGCTTTCCGGTGCTGTCCTTTACGCCGAAGACGAACGTGTATCCAAACAGAGACAGGTTGCTCAGCTGAGAGCTCGACGATCCGATTGACGAGGAACAGGCAGTTCCGCCAGCATAGAATGCTGCAGCGTCTGCCGGCTGGAGCTGGTTCGAGCTAGTGTACACGGTGCAGACAGAACCAGAGAACCCACCGCTGCCTCCAATCACGAGGTTTCCACTGGCAGGCATAGGCACACCAGCAAGCACCGCAGACTTAACCAGCTGTCCGTTGATGTAGACATCGAGGCTGCGGCCGTAGATCGTGATCGACACTGCAAACCATGACTGCAAGGGGACGTTTTCAACCGTCACCACCTGAACCTCGCCCGAACCAGTGTTCGTCGTATCGATGGTTGAACTGGACGGGTAGACGCTCACTGAAATCTGGAGCGAGTTATCGGTCGGGTGAAGGGTTACCTTCGGTGCGGAGACGTTTGCATTGGTAGAGCTTACCTGTGCAATGACGTGCTTCTCCTCGCCAAACTTGTAGTCCCAGTCTTTAATGTACATCCAAAATTGCATGTTTGAATTCGACCCTGACATGTTTGAAGAGGTTGTCGCTCCCACCTTACCGTCGATTTCGGTTGGGGCCTGATCTGCGTTCGTCGTGAACCCGAACGACTTGGAGACACTCTTAAACGAGAAGATGATGACAAACAGTAAGGCGATCATAGCCAGTGCGCCAAGTACTGGAACAACCTTTGAAGAAGACGTTGGGGCTGGACCCGCGAGTTGAAACGTAGGTGCCGTCGGGGGTTTGGAAGCGAACGCGCCCATCTTTATGCTTTACAAGGGAAAGGTATTCAAGTAGTAATGGAAAAACGAACCCCTGTGGCCCCACGACAACAGGGTGTAATGTTTTGTAATAATTGCGGTGAGAAAGGTCATGTATTTAAAATCTGTACTGATCCTATCCTTTCATGCGGAATTGCACTGATTAACCACCCCAAAGTCCCCACCGACCCAAAGGAGACTCAGGTCCTTATGATTCGGCGCAAGGATAGCATGAGCTTTGCGGAGTTCATGCGGGGAAAGTATGATCCAAATGACCACGAGTACGTTGGTCGGCTCTTTGCAAACATGACTCTTCAGGAGCAGTCTTCTGTTGTATGTGAGAGCTTTGACACGCTTTGGCGTCAGTTGTGGGGCGACGACCACTCGTCACCAGAATACATGTATTCGAAGGAGAGGTTTGCTCAGGTTGATCGGGAAGCCATGATGAGAAACCACTTGTCGGTATTCAAGGAGCCTGAGTGGGGGTTTCCAAAGGGTCGACGTATTCGCTGCGAATGTGACCTAGAATGTGCTGTACGTGAGTTCAATGAGGAGACTAATATACCACGAGAGGCATACACTGTCTTGAAGGACATTCGCTTGGAGGAGACGTTCGAAGGTCTGAATGGAATTCGATACAGGCACATCTACTTCGTAGCTTTGCTGACAAGTCCAGAACTGGTGAATCTACATCAGAAGATGACGTACATGCAGCGTCGGGAGATTTCAGCGATTGGATGGAAGACGTTTGCCGAATGTCGAGGGTACATTCGCCCCCATCATGTAGAGCGAGAGTCTATGGTTGAGATACTTGAGAATATTGTTAAGACGTATGAGAGCACGCCGTGATACCGAGCATGGTTAGGCCGGCGGTTTGTGTCCCGAATGCATAGTGAAAGATCTCACCTACAACCACCCAGAACAGAAAGTGAAGGAATATATTGCCCCCGAACTCCCACGCAGTGTAGACTGCGAGGAGAAAGGTCAGAGCAGTATCGGCCACAGCCAGTCCCATAAACCGATACGAATGTGCTCCTGTTCCCGGTGCTCCAAAGATGTTTTTGTATGGACAGCTCATTGTATTACGCAAACCTAAAACGTGCAAGGTAAACCGTCATACAGTATGCAACAACGCTCAACACAAAGACCCACCACCAGACGGGAAATACAGTGGCTTCGCGCTCCTCGGTGCCAAACGGACGGATCCGCCCTTCGCGCCCAAAGGCGACGGACGGTTTCAGATAGAGGAAGGCCGCCATGAGAAACAGATAGATGGACACCATCCAGATACGATGATTTTTGCGTGTGAGTGGCTCCATTACTTACGGTGGCGACGAGATTTCCCATGCTTACGACGGCGAGTGCGGCGGCCACCAGACGGTAAGACGAGATCTTTGTCTTCAATCAGCTTTGCGAGAGTGAAGAAGCTATCACCAGACTCATTGACATTTTGGCCAGTAATGGTCCAGCGGCTACCCGTCACCGTCACTGTTACTGGTGTACCCTTGAACGTTCCCTGCTTTGTTTCAGACATCCTTT